AGTGCCATTTATCTTTCCTCTGTAAAAAAATTATATGGTTCCATAATACGAATAGTCAACTTATCATTATTTATAATTTTATTACTTTATAGTTTTAGGTCATCCGGATCCCATACGAATCGCTGGGTCTCATCTTCTCTTATCTGCCATGGATCTCTTTGATTCTCAATCTGCTCTGAATAGTCTTTACCATCATCAATAAATCCAAACGGCACAATATCATCCTCAATCTCTCTCATTCTTTGCTTAAACAGCATATCTTTAAGATTAATATCAGTCATATCCGCAAAGTATTGAGTCGATACAAAATAGCCAAACATCACAAGATTCATCATTAAGTCGTCATGGTTTCCATCACTTGCTTCGTATGATTGCCCTCGAGCCTCAAAGGTTGAGATCTCAAGAATCGTTTGTTCATCTACTATTGTAAGCTTATTATTTTCGAGAATGTCTTTAATGGCAGAACAGCCAAGACGTTTTGTCTTTCGATTGATTTCAATACCGAGTGCGTTAGCTTTAACTGCAGACTCGACATGCATGTTCTCATATTCCAGATCGTGATATAATCCATTACAAACTACAGACCCTTGGTCATTTGATTCAATTACAACATAAGCATCATTATAGGACTTTGCGTACTTATATATAACATTAGGGAAGAGAATAGGCGAGATAGTGTTGTTGCGATATACAGCCACCTGCTCAAAAGGTCTTGTGCTAATATCGAGTAAATTAAAAGTAGAGTAGTCCTGGCCTCTTCCCTTGCTCACATCGACAGTCATGATATACTCATGACCTTTTTCTGGTTCTTTATATATCTTAAGCAGACCTCCTTCAAGAAGTCTTTCGTATGGTTTTGCTCTGAAATTTAACAGAGTTTCTGCATTGACCAGCGTATCACCTGTACCGAAGAATGTATTACCGAATTCCTGGTCAAACTGTAATTGACTTGTATTGCCAATCGTTTGTTTCTTCCACTCTTCATCTCGACCTGGTACATCCCACCAGTCGACTCGAAACGAATGAAATTCATTTACACCTTGCACGGCACCTTCCCAGATCTTATGGAACTGGTTACCGATACCGTTTGCAGTAGATGTAATAATAACCTTTGTTTCTTTACCAGCAGATACAACAGGATAAGTTGACGTATAGAATTCTGCTGCTCTTTCTACGAAAGCAAACTCATCGAGATATAGAAGGTTGACTGACATACCACGAATAGAGCTACCAGAAGTCGCAGCCGCGATGATGCGACTGTTATTACTGAATTCCAAAGATCCTTTATTGAGTGCTTTGTTTCCAGGCTGGAGAAAGAACGGTAAGTTCTCGAGCATAAGCGTGATACGCGCCAGCATCTCACGCGCAGTTGCGCCTTTATTCGCAAGTATAGCGATCGTCTTTTCTGGGTTGAAGATTGCGAACCAGAGTAGGTAGGCGCAGGCTGATATTGACTTGCCAGATTGACGACATGCGAGAACGACATTAAACCGGTTTTCCTGAAAGTGATTAAACATATTCTCTTGATAAGGATACAAGTCGAAACTTACTAGACCTTTATCAAGAGCAATAACTTTGATATACTTTCGTGCAAAGTATATGGGATCGTCCATACACCTTTTGTATTCTTGTAAAAGTTTAGGTGTCCATTGTTCTTGTACACCGTCTCTTTTTACATTAGGATTCCCTAGGTAACTTTTGATCTGGTTCAACATCAATAACGTCGCCCTGTCTCAACATTTTCTGTATATCAGCAGTAGAACCTAAATAGTAGTTGTTCTGCTGATTCTCAACTTGTGCAGGTTTTTCAGCTTCATCCATTTGTTTCTGTTTCTTATTCAGATCCATCAATCTATCATTGACATCAGAAACATTTTTAATCATACCTGAGAGTACTTCGTAGGCTCTAGGATGCTCTGATTCACGAGCCACCTCGATCATATTTTCAAGAGCATCCTTGCCTTTTTCTATAAGCTCATAATATGTTTCGCGTGAATAATCGTAATCATTCTTTACATTATCTTTTTCATCACTCATTTTTAGTGCCGCCTAAATACATGTCCTCTTCCACTCGTAGGTGGTGCGTAGGTTACATCAGTACCAGTTTTTACCGAAAGATCGATATCCATATATCGATATGTGCTATCATATGCGCCACCAATTGTAGGTTGCAGAGCATTGAGTTCCCATCTCGGTGTAATGTAGATATAATATGGATCTTCTGTCGGTTCTAACGCCCAACCACCTCGAGCACCCGATGAATCTTTCAGAGGATTAAAGTTCAACTCTGGATGAGCATTAAATGTATTCGGTGCCAATTGAGAATCGGCTTCTGCCCAAACTCCATTTTTACCGAAGTACAATCGGTTGTTTTGAGTTACATTTGAATCCTGAACACCGTCAATGCAGAACATAAAGACGTCACCGTCATTAATATCTGTTAGATCGCTGTCGTTTGTAGGATGAACATTCAACTTAGATGCGAAACTGCCATCTGCGTTTGATGATGCTACACCGGAATACGTTTCAGTAAATGTCAGAGACTTCATTGCAATGCTAAATTGTCTACCGATACCAGCTTCAAATGCTCCTGAATTAACCCAACCTTCAGGTGCAATCGTAAGTTCGATATCTCCACCAAGACCGCTATCTCTACTTGCAGTGTTTACTCTTCCATAAAGAAATCTGTTACCAGATGCACTAGCTCTTGGATGGCCGTTTCTTGTCCATGTTGTTTGAACACCATTACTATCGACCTGCTTTGGATACTTATTCATATGAATTTCAAAGTATACTCTTTGATCAGCTTTAATAGGTTGCGAGACAATACCAGCTGTGCCTGTACCGATGCCCGATCCGATAATGCCACGCTGAAATGCGGAATCAGAGACTTCGAACCTTTGCTTCACTCTTCCATCAACATCCCAATATCCAATTGAATCAATAAACTGATGATCAGAATACCAACCTCTCGCGTTTACAAACTTACCTCCAGCACCAATACCGAGCCCTGCAGGGTCGAACGTAATCGGCCTTGATAATCCAGGAAATCTTGTAGCCAATAGATTAAGCAATTGAGCATTAGTAAAGGTTGTCAATCTGAGATTAGGATTTGTTGAAACAGGAGACTGGTTTTGTGTTATTTCATTTCCTAAAGACTGTGCTATCCAGCTGCCTATTGATTGTGTAATCCTTTGACCTTGACTATTTAATAAAAATCTTGCCATTGTTTCTCTCCTTAATTCCAAGTAGTAATGATAAGATCATGACCACTGTCCATCGCCAATGTAAGAGTAACAGTGTCGTTCCCTGATAATGTAAAGTCATATAGCTCGTGTAAGAGCATGCCGTTCTTATAAACCATAATTGTATCTGAGTCAAAAGAAAGAACGTTAGATGACAGATCAGCACCAGTAAATACGGTGTCTCCAGAATCTGCTTCATAGAAATATTTGTAGAATGTCTTATGAGCAGTTTCTCTCGCTTGCACATAAGCTGAATCGATTAATGCGGTTGCTTCTGCAGAATCAAGAGAAGCACTTGCGTCTACCCTTGCCTGTACGTATGCAGAATCAATAAGTTGAGTTGTAAGAGCTGAATCAAGTTTACCATCAACCCTTGTGTCTAAGTCGGTAAAGTTGCCGTCAAGTTCCGCGAATGTGAGGGCACTACCTTTCGTGTTTCTTAATGTAATAGCCATTTATTTCTCCCTATGCGCTATCTCCAAAGGCCAGTGCAATATCAGTATTAAATCCATAGTCACTATCTGGCATGCCAATAATTGTAGTCGGATCCGGTGTCGTTGTAATTCTTTCAAGTAATATATCCGAATCCTGTCCCGCTCCCTGATCCTGTAAGAAAATGTTTGCCTTCGATAGACGAATAACATCGCTTTCAGCAACAGGACCATAGAACGAAACTTTCATTTCGAAATCGAGTGAGTAAATGATGGTGCGCCTCTGCTCCATCGCTCCTTCAAAATCATCTTGAAAACTTAATCCCTGTATAATAATCGGAATATCCTCTTTGAAATTTGGATATTCATCAGGAAATGGTTTGATTGTCAATGTATATTGAGGGTTAAAAGTAGGAAGAATCTGTTCTACAATCTGTAGAGCGTCATCTTGATTCTTTGCCATCACATTCAATTGAAAATTAATAGTATACGGTACAGGTGAATAGAACTTTTGTCTTTGTTGTATCGAAGAACCCGCTGCTGTAAAATTGCTAAGCTTAGTAAGCTGTCTTGTATTATCGTATGTGAAACTTGTAATTTCAAACGACATACGTGGAAGCTTAAGAGCAACTTTCGTATCACCTAAAAGCTCTGGATTCTCTCTAATTCTTTCAAGATACTTCTGTCTTGGAGCATATGCTAGCGGTACCTTCAACTGGTTTAATACGCCACCTGAAGAGTTCTTACGAATCACATAGATATTGTTAAACAGTCTGCCAAACAGAGAGACTGATTTACGTATCTTTTCATGATAGAAATAGGTACCAAACAATTACTGATTCTCCGGATCACCAAATGGATTATCTTCAGAAAAGTCTAAGAAGTCGTCTGATATTGTACTGAAAGTCTCGTTCTGTTCAGTTTCAGATATCTTATTGTCTTCTTTAACAGATCTAATAATTAACCCATTAGAAGTATTATTAGTCTTATTTATTAAAGTGCCTGTAGTAAACGGCGGAAGTATGTCTGTATTCGATACGAATGAATGATATTTCCCATCATCAGCACCAACGTGTGCAAGGAAGAAACATTGTGTTGAATCACCTGCAGAATCCAGAATTATTCGTTGTATTTCGCCACTTACTTTTACACCACTCGATAGAGTCTGCTCAACAGTATCTCCAATATTGAAATCAGAATCGACTACGTGACCGCCGATAATCGAAACGTTTGGTATACCTTCATATCCTCTACCAGAATCTGTAATTGTAATTTTGCTCACTGCGCCGAAACTATCGATAGTTGATGTCGCTGTTGCTGTACCATAGTCGAAAGTTTCTTGTATCATTGGTACAAGACCGCGATATGTTTGTTCTGCGGAATCCGGATTCTGCTGATCGGCATTATCATATTGGGCAGGAGATCTCGTGCTATCGACTGTAAATTCAAAATAGTTTAGATAACCAGAAAATCCTTTATTAATATCTGAATCGTATCTATATTGTCCGCCAAAATTCTCTTTGTGCTGTGGCCCTGTATATCCAGAGTCATAGCCGATTCTGATTACATCGCCTGAGTCATAAAGATAGTTATCGCCATCATTAAAGTGTGTAGCATACGTTCCTGGGTTTTGATTATCAATTCCAATTTTAAGACCACTATAGCCATATGTTTCTATCTGTGCATGCTGCCAAGTATTCTTTTGAAC